CATCTTCACTTGCGCCTATATCTACACTAGTTACACGTATATTTTCAACATATTTACTTATTTGAAAATTTATTTTTTCTTTTAGTAATTCTGTGTTTATTTCGTTTTCAAATAAAAGTTTTTTTAATCCTACACCATATTTAGGTAAGTTTATTCTTTCTCCAGGAACTGTTAGTAAGACATTTATAAGATTTGTTTTAACTTGTTCTTTTATAGTTTCAGTTCCTTGAAACATATTAATATCATCCAAAGGAAAAGCAACCCCTATCCTAACATTTTTATTAAGATCTAAAGGACTAATTCTTTTTATTCCTTGTAATATAGCCATTATGGTCTTTTATTATTTTTCTTTTTATCAATTGCTTCCATTAAAGCACTATAATCTCTTGTTACTGCATTTTGTACTTCTTCAGGGACTGATTCTACAGGTACTCCTCCTACAGTAGAAAAATCTCCTTCCATTGTAACAGGAGAAGTTCCTCTATCTAAATTTGTGTCTCCTTGAGCTGTTTCATTTAGTAAATCATTTAAAGTATTATTTGATGTAAACTGTTGTGTTTTAATGTGTTTTTTTGCAAAAATTTCTTGTTTTAAATTGTTAGCTTTTTGCAACACTGGTTTTTGTTCTACAATTTGAGGTTTATTTTCACTTTGTAAGTCTTCTTTAAGTGATCTAATTTCTCTACGTAGAGCATAGTCAATTTCTTCTCTAACTACTTTTCTAATTAGATTTTCAAAAGTTTTTGCTTTCATGTTATTATTTGTTTATGTTAATAAATATAATTTAATCTTGAGGATTTATAATTTTAAACCCACTATTGTAAAATTCTTGTAAATTTTCTTTAATATTATAAGTTCTTTCAAGAGCTTTTGTATCCCCTGATTCTTGTAATTGTTGATATACGCTATTGTATTTTTGTTGAAGAAGTTGTAAATAATTTTCTAAATCTGTATTTTGGATATCAGGGTTTATTTCTTCTCCATCTATACCTACAGTAGTGTCTGTAGTAACTTGAGGGTTATTTAGATCATTGCATCTTTGAACATACTCAAGTTTTTGATGATCTAAAAGAGCTTTTAATAAAAGTACTTTTTCTTTTAAAAAATTTAATTTATTTCTTGCTTGTTCTAATTTAGAAAGAATTTTTTCAGCTTTATTTTTATATAAAAGTATTATTGCAGGTATAGTTGCAAAGAGAGCAGCCCATTCTTTTATTTTTCCATTTGCTTTATCTCTTTTATCTTGAATTTGATCAGTAACAGCTCCACTTGAAGTAGGACCTGAATTTGCTAATAAAGCAATAGGAGCTAAAGATATTATTATTTTTAAAATATCAATTATTGGAGATAAGTAATCTACTACACCCATAATAACTTTTATGGGACCTTTTTCTTCTGAAATAGGTTTTACTTTATTTATAATTCCATCAAATTTGTTTAATCCTCTATCTAAAATAAATTCTAAATTTTGAAATTTACTCATTTGTTCATTATATTTTTTCATATATTCTTCATACCCAGCTTCACTACAACTTTCATTATCTATTTCAACTGTCATTTTAGCTTGTACTTCTTGAGGAGTTGGAATTTTTTTCTTTAAATCTTTTAATCTTTTTTTTCCTTCATTTCGTACATCTCTTTCTGCTCTAGCTAATCTAGAATCAATTTGACTATTAATTATATTTCTTATTTGTTGTGTTGCCATTTAAACTAGTTTTGTGTTTTCACTTAAAATGTCATCTAAATCTGATATTATAGTTCTAAGTTCTCTATATCTTCCTTGTAATTGTCCTGAATTAAGGGGATTAGGTCCTGTAGGAGATCCTGGAAGAGTAACTGTATATGATATTTTAAATTCTATATCTGCCATTAACCCCATAATTTGATCTATAATTCTACGTAAAATATCTTTAAGTTCATTTCCTAAAACTGCAGGTTCTGTAGGGAGTGTATTATCATATTCTAATCCTAAATATATATTAGGTGAATTTAAAACAAATTTACTATCACTTTCAGGACTAGTGTCAAAGTGAAAACTTCCATTAGTACTAAATCCTATAACTTTATCTGAATATAAAAGTATAGAATCTTTTTTAGCATTAAATATTAATCTATCTGAATTTATTAATACTTGATTTCCTATGTATGTAGATAAAGGTAAAGGTTTAAACGTCATTTTTATAAAAATAAATTATTATCTGCTATCGCAATATTATGTGTATATTCTCCACTTCTATAAGGAGTTTTAGAAGGAATTTGAAGTTCTGAGTTTCTTAAATATGCTTCATGTACTTTTTCTATTTTAGTAGCTATAGATTTAGTTTTAGGGTTAAATCCATCTGTTAAAGATATATGAATCCACGATGGATTAAAGTTATTAGGATTATTAAATTGTCCTTGTTCTGGATATTCCCAAATTAATTGGTAGTAATCAGTTAAATTTTGAACTGCCCAATTAAATATTACAGATGTAGGATGATTTATACTAACTATGTCTATAGCATACCCTTTAATGTGTTGAGAATTTTCAACTCCATTTACTGCTTTATTTAAATCTTTACATCTATATGCTGAAGTAATTCCTATATTACTTTCACCAAAGGTTTCTATTATAGGGGTAATACATTGTGCATGTAAACGAATTAAATTATTAACAATAAAATCATAAGTTAAGGTAGGATCTGTTTCTACATCAACTCCAGGGAAATTATTTATTCCTTCTTGTTCTGCTTTTTTGCTTTTTATATTACTTAATAGGTTAAAGGGCATGTTTTATATTTTTAATCTAATTCTCCATCAAAATCTTCTCCATCATCATAAAAAGTACCTCCTCCATCAGGTAAATCAGGGTTATAACCTGGTATTGTTATTTGATCATCAATATTAGTAGGAGTATTTTCATCTCCAGATATAGTAAATGGAGAAACAGATAAATTATCTATAGGAGCTGCTAATACATTAGGGTCAATATTATCAGGGACTATAAGATTAGGAGGAATTGAGTTGTCTGTATCTGTAGGTTGTACTATTTGTTGTTCTGTAGGGGCTATATCATATTGTGCTGTTTCAGGGTCTATTTCTGGGTTAATTTCACTTGTATTTTGTATTTCTTCTGGTGGTATAGGAGGAGTATAAGATGTTAATTTTTCTTCAATAGAAGGTGGAAATTCATTATTAGGCATAATTACAGTTTCTTGAGGTTTTGTTCCTGAATCTTCTACTCCATATGATTCTTTATAAAGTGAAGCAGGAATAAAGTTTGATATTTGTTGTGTAGAACATAAATATATACTTGAATCATCCTCATTTATATTTTCTAATATATGTTTAAAAGTTTCTTTATCGGGATTTCCTACTTCATACCCTTCATTTCCTTGTTGGCCATTTCTTATAATAGTAATAGGGTTTCCTACTTTTCCTTCATTACTCCATTCATTAGGATGAGCAGTTAAAGTATTATTTATAGTAGATCCAAATCTTATAGACTGTCCAAAACGACCCTCTATCATTATGTCTCCTTCATATGGTCTTAATGGTCTTACATTTTCATTTGAT